ACATAAAACATTGTCCATTGAAATTTTAATACCTGTTCTGAATTCAGAAGCGAATTCTAAAAATGGTGCAAACCCCATAACTGTGCCATCTTTTGATGGTTGAACGATTACCTGAACGGGTTGCTTAATGATAATTTCATTCTTATCGCTACAATCAACTTCACCGATAAGTGTTTGTGTTGTTTTAAGTGTGACTAACTTTAATTTCATATTATAATCCAATTGTTAAACTTGCTGGTAAAACGCCGATAGTAACCCATCTTTTTGGGTATAACATCTCACGGCCCCTAAATTCATTCATATCATGAGTTGGATCTTGAATCCATCCAACAACTTCAACCATGTTATCATATTCACGGAAGAATAAATCATAACGGTCTGCACGAGGCATTTTATGTTCAATGGCCAACTTCTTTGCTACTTCACGAGTGTTCATTCTTTTCTTTCCTTAAAGTCATAGAAAAAATCATTGTTGTTTCTGGCAGAGTGTTTAGCATTTTTTTCTACCGAATACAACTTTGTCGCTATTTTAAAATCTGGTGTTTTGAATTCAGGTACTGTTAGAGAAGCATCATAGAACAAAGTTTTATTATTTGGTTGAGCAGCGAACTGTCCATTGTCCAACTTAATAAAATTATAGCTCTTATGTTCTTCTACTGTTTCTGAAAATCCTGTATTCAAATAACCAGGGTCATTTTGGCAAAAATCTACGGTGAACATATACTCACCATAATGCCATTTTCTGTCTTTGTCCAAGAATTTACATTTTAACATTCGTAAATTATCTTTTTCAATGACAGTAATATTATAACTCAAACAGTCCCAAATTTGCAAGTAATCCAAAGGTAAAGTTGCATTTTTAAGGTCTATTTGCCTTGATACAAAAGCATGTAAAGGAAGCTTATCATAAATGGCGCCGTAGTTGGGCAATAGTGCTTCAATACGAAATGCTTGGCCTTTAATACACTTAATCGTCATCCAGATACAAGGTTCATATTCACCAAAGCCTTTTTCAAAGTCATAGAGAAACTCCTTCTTTACATAACATTGAATTGGTGGTAAATTGTGGACTAGGAATGCCATTATGCTTTCTTTTCTAATTCGTATTGATAGGTTCTTTGACGAAGCTCAGTAGAACTAAAACGATGTGTCCTTGAATTGTATATTATATCTATGTTGCGGTCAACACAAATTTGTTTACCGGTGAAATCTTTACCGTGATATTCTTCACCAATGAATCTTTTATTGAGCGGTAGAAACATGAGTAAGTCTTCAAGGTCTCTTTCTGTTTCATATACGATAATCTCATCAATATATTTTACAGCTGATAATTGAACATATCTTTCAACAATAGATTGAACTGGTTTATTTTTAATTTGTGGTCTGTCAATAGATGGGTTGGTTTGTAAACCAACAATTAAATAATCACATTGAGATTTAGCTTCCGCTAACATTAGAATATGACCCGCATGAAGCAAATCAAAAGTTGATGCTGTGAATCCTGTAATCTTACTCACGGTAAACTCCAAATAAAAAACCCCACCGAAGTGGGGTTTGCGTAGTAAGAACAAAAATTACTTGTTCATTACATACATGGTCACTTCAAAGCCAAAACGCATTTCAGTAGCTGATGGTGTTGTCCACATGGTATTTCTCCTTAGATTTATAAAGTTTATTTTATAAACCAAATCATTAGAGAGAACGGCCTTTATCTCGGTCATTCAAAGTCTAACTTGAGTTTTATCGTTAGTTTTTTACACTAACATCCATATTTTATAACACTTTCAGCTAAAAGTCACTACTGATAATCATTAACTACTACTACTGTTTATCTGTTTAAATTAGGCAATTAATCCTGGTTTATAAACTGTTTTGCCGTTTTCTTTTACCGCTGTTAGAGCTTGTTTCTTTAAATTATTAGCATCATAAGATACATGAACCCAACCAGAATCTGGAATACCTGGTGTGTAAAACTCAAGAATCAATTGTGTGAAATCTAAATTGTCTTTAATCCATTGCGCTAATTCAGCATTAGGCACACCTGGAATTTCAATGTCTGCGGCCTGACCTTTACAATGGTCAGATGTTTTAGAACCACCTACAGCTGCATTAACCTCTGGCGCTCTATAACCAGAATTCACTTTAACTGCAATACCATATCCTTCACGAACTGGTTGTAAAACATTCTCACATAGTGTTCTTAAATTATCCACAACTTCTTGTGGCGGAGTATTATCTAAATCATGGCGAAGAGCTGTTTCACTTTTTGTCAATTCATTTAATGAAAAGTTTGCGCTTAGTTTTTGTGTTAAATCCATTTTAATGATCCTTATCTTCTTTTTGGTTCCGGTCTCGTCTAGGTGGCGCTTTAACTGCGGTCACAATAGCTCTAATCATCGCATGCTTAAATTCAATTCTCGTTCTACCACCAAAACTTGCCATTAACCTTTTAACAGATTTTGGCATCTTAAAGTTCTTATCAGAACCAAACATAATATACTCCATTCATTATTAAAATTAAAGTGGAGGCCGAAGCCCCCATCTTTTATGCTGCTTTCGCCTGTTCGTTAAGAAGTTCTGGTTTATAGAAGTTTAATTCTTTTCCAATTTCAATCTTACGAGGCTTTTTGTGGTCAGGAATAACATTCTCCAAACCAACTTTTAGAATACCATCTTTATACTCTGCACCTCTAACTTCTACTGTATCAGCGATACGCAAAGTCTTGGTGAAAGAGCGAAGACCAATACCTCTATGTAGGTATTCGCCTGATTCGGCTTTGTCTTCTTTGTTACCTTTAATAACCAATTCACCATCATTTACAGAAACATCAATATCTTCTTTACTGAAGCCTGCCACAGCTAATTCTACAACATAACGGTTATCGTCTAGTTTTAGAATATTGTGTGGTGGAAATGTGGTTGGAGTGGTTTTAAAATCTGAATTTAATAGTTTCTCAACTTCGTCAAAGAAGTTTTCAAAACCTAATGTTGTGTGATATAATGGTGTTAAACGACTTAATGTCATAGCTTTCTCCTTAAAATAAGCAAGTTTTCAAAATGTGACCCCTAAGGCATCACGGTTATATTTAGTCTTATTGACTAATATTCTTGTGGTTTTTTACCAATATTATATTTTGGAATTAAACTCCATTCATCCTTTTCTTTAAAAGCGATGATTTTAATTTGGTGAAGTGGTGCAATATTATCTTCTAATAGTTTAGAGTTTAATATCTTAATTAGACCCCATTCTTCCAATAGTTTAGCAATAGCATTTCGTCTTTGAATATCGTTTTCTGATATATTGGACGGTTTGCCATCTAATGCAAATAATTCTTTGAAGTGAACAATGTAATATTGTCCTTGTTTATGTAGAATATGACAAGACTGGTAAAGAACTTTTTCTTTACGAGATGATACTCCAATTCGTGTTAATGTTTCACGAACTTTAAGAAAATCATCTGGTTCATTGAAAACAATTTCAATGAACTTACTCAAATCAACCATTTTACTTCCTCAATCCACCGATGTCGGTTTGTTCTTTTAATTTTTGGATTTGTTCTTTGCTAAGCAAGCGGACGGCTTCACGAGCCTTTGATTCAGAGAAACCAAAGATTTGCTTTATACATTCTAAATCTTCACTTTTCTCAGCTTTAACCCACTTGGCAAATGGTCTCTTTTGTGACCTGACTATATTTAGTAAAAAATCATTCTGCAACTTCTTATCAATCTGATGGTAACGATTCATTTCGTTTGCATAGAATATACAGTCTTTATGATATGATAGACTTCGGTTGACCAAGAATGGTGCATAAGATTTCTCTGTCAACTCATCAACGATTAACTTCTTTTTATTCTGTAGTATAGCATTTACATAATCAAACGGACTCATTTATTCTCGCTTTCAACTTCTATCCATGTGTGGTCACCTAATGACTTAACAGCACATATATATTCGTAATCAAAGGGTGGTCCAGAAATCCAAGATTTTGGGCCATTAATACTTAATATATTTCTTTGTGTTCTTTTGTGATAAATTAACCAATATGTTTGCCCATGAACTACTTGAAACTCATAGTGAGCATCATAAATCATATCAGTTAAATCTAATCTTTTTTTGATTTGGTCGGCTTGCTTTCTTAGCACATTGACCAATTCCATAATTCTATCATATTCTTGCTGGGCGCTCAATCGTGCAATATTGAGCATGTGGTCTTTTTGTGATTTGACTGGAACTAATTCAAACTTGGGTGAACCAACATCCATTGGATATGGTAGACTGTTTCTTTTAGCTGGATCTTCATCTTCAAACCGCATAATCTTCTATTGTTTTTCTTTTGGTAACAACAAAACTATTATTTGGGATTTTTGGTATCCACTCTGACATACACTTAGCCTGTTTCGTTGATTTTAATATAATTAAATCTTTTTCACCACACATATAGTCATCATTTTTACCATTTTTACCACCTTGTTGCCTACCAAATACTGAATCATCACCATTGATATGTTGAATAAAATCACTCTTTTCCATGTAGAGAAATAATGAATATTCTTCTGGCATCTTTATAAAACAAAATATAATTCTTTCCCAATCTTTATGTGTTGCAACATGATTAATAACACCATCTAAGCTAAATTTTATTTCAGTTTTAATACCATCAACAAGACAATCGTGTCCAGTATTTTTTCGTTTTGTGATTTGATGTCCTTTTAAAGTTAACCATTTTTTAATAAAATTCTCACCAAATTCACCTTTAGAGTGTGCGTCTAAAATATAATATTTTTCAAATAGAGTATTCATCCATTTTTTATTTTTATTTTCAATTGATAAGATTTTATTTGATAAGAATTCTTCTAATTCACCATCAACTAATAATGAATGAAACATTAATTATACTCACAGTTAGCCATCAATTCAGTTAAACAGGCGACCAAATTGATTTCAGTATCAGCTACAAATGCGTTCTTGTATTGATAGTCTGCAATAATTAAAACAGCTTGTGGTATTGAATGTGGTTTCATAAAGTCATATAATGAATCATAGATTTGACGAAACACACTATTAGAATCTAAATCACTTGTCGCCACCCATTTACGAATTGCACCAAAGTCTTTAGCTTTAATATGCTTTACAATTTCTTGTAATTGAATGTTACCTATTTGTGCGAGAATACCTACATCAATCTTACCAAATTGTGAGTATCTTTGTAACTCATTTAATACTCTACGAAAATCTGGAAAGTGTTTCTTGACCAATTCTGCGATGACCTTATCGTCATATTCAATCTTTTCAGTTTGTAATACACTCTGAAGTCTTTTGAAGAATTGAGATGCCATAGAAGCCTTCTCATCGTTCTTGAGACCAAAATCAATGACAGCACATCTTGAATGAAGTGGTTCAATGATTCTTGTTTTGTAATTACATGTAAAGATGAAAGAACAATTGATGGCAAATTCTTCAATTGCATTACGAAGAGCTGGTTGAGTTGAGTTTGGATTGAGATAATCTGCTTCGTCTATGATGATGACCTTACGGCCACCGGATAATGACATTGATGAGGCGTAGTTTTTGATTTTGGTTCTGAATGTGTCAATGCCTGATTCGTCTGAACCATTAATGACCATATAATCACAACCGATTTCTTCACACATCGCCTTAGCTACAGTTGTTTTACCAACACCTGCACCACCAGCCAAGAGAAGATTGGGGATATTACTTTGATTGACATACTCCTGAAACGGCTTTTTCAACCGTTCAGGCAGTATGCAGTCTTCTATCTTTTTAGGACGATACTTCTCCGTCCATAATAAATGTTCCATTCACACACCTCATAATATAAAATATAAAATTATTCTTCATTCAAACGAGCAATCACATCAAGGTAAGCATCTGTAACTTGCCATGTATTACCATTTACACTAAAAATGTGTGTCAATACTTCTTCTTCACCGCTTTCGGGATTAATAGATTTAGATTCAAACACAGACATGACATGTGCTGGGTTAATTGCAATTGATTCTGAAGCGTTACCTTTGAAAGCATTTTGAAATAATTTTACTGCCATGATTAATTGCCCTTCTCAAATTTAGAACCTTGTTCAGTTGAAATCCAATATTGTAATGAAATGTTTTTGTGTTTGAAGTGAGAGATACCTTGAGAAGTAATCTTAACATCATAACTGCCATTCAATAGTTTAGTTAGGTTCTCTGTTTTAAATATCATACGATACTTATTGCCATCACCTTTACCAATCTCAAGAGCATCGGTATGAGCTGCATCGTTTTGTGAATCTAAAGTAACAATACTTATTGATGAACCATCAGATTCAATTGCGATTTGTGGTGAGGTCAATACTGCAGCTGCTTTCATAATCCAATCAAAATCAGATTCAGATAATTCTAATGAGATTTCACATTCGGGTAATGTAATACCTTTTTCTGGTGGAGTAACAAGCATAGTTGGTTCACAGAAGCGATATTTAATTTTACTACGGCCTCCATTACCAACAATCACCACATGTTTATCACTAAACTCAAATGATGGGTCATCTTTGTGTAAAGATACCACAGATAAGAAGTTATTTAAGTCATATACGCCAAAGTCGGCAGGAATTTCTTCACTAATATCTACTTGAGCTAGAATATTCTTATGTGAAGAAACTGTTTTGAGAGTTTTGCCTTTTCTAAAATGGATACCAGGATTAATGGCACCAAAATTCTTC